CATGCCGAAAACATCATCAACTGCCTTTTTTACCTTTGGCGCCAATTTTCGATAATTAAGAGAACGTTTGTGTTCGTCTTTTTCTTTAATTGTCAATCTCAACTGGTTCAGCGTTATCGCCATCTTCTTTTGCCTCTAGTTCTTTGTTCATGATAGTGCCTGCTAAGTCTTTTCTCTTAGCGTCTAATTCACTACCTACTTTGTCTGCTAATGCAGCCTTAATTTCTTTTTCTGCTTCAACAGTATCACCTGTTTCTAAAGCATTAATCATATTCTTTGTATTTTCAATACTCATTAAAACCCTCCTTGGTCTTCATCATCACCCGGACCTTTATACAATCCAGCTTCTATTTCATTTTTAATTTTTTCTTGCTGTTCAATTATTTCTGCTTCAGACATTTTAAGTATTTGCTTCATCATATAATCTCTTGATAAAACAGTACCTAACATACCTGAATCTTTTACAGTACGATATATTTCCATACGATCTTTAAACATTTCACTTTCTTTAATTTCAGCAAAATAACCGTCATTTACATATTCGTATTTAATTGTTTGACTTAATGCATTATCCCAATCCTCGATAGTCACAATACCTTTGAGAATTAGTTGTGTTTTGAGTAAGTCATGAAATAGTGTATTAAATCTATTTCTTAACCTAGAAACAAACTTTGTAAATTTTAATTCGTCACGACTTACCTCAGTTGAACGACCAAGTTGCAAACCACCAGCAGCTTCGCTGTCTAATCTACTATATGGTACATTCAATGATTGAAACAATTTCTTTTGGAAATACTTAATATCATCTATCTCACCTAGATTTGATCCACCAGGCAATGTAGTGATTTCTGTGCCTCGACCACCTTCTCGTCTTGGTAGCCAAAAGTCTTCCAACATAGACATATATTGTCTATCATCTCTTATCTCACCTGTGCTTGCGTCATATACAAGTTTGTTTCGATATCTATTCATTACATCTTTGAGGTATTGCTCTGCCTTTACTTTAGGTAAGTTACCTACATCAATGTAGAATATTCTTCTTTCAGGTGCTCTTGATATACGATAGATAACAACACTATCTTCAATCATTCGCAGCTGATTAACTGGTTTGATTGCTTTATGTAAATAAGACAATACTAAATTCTTTTGTTGATCTACAAGACCACTAGGACAATATGCAATAGCGTCTTTTGCAATCTTTAATCCTGATGTTGCACTTGCACCTGGTTGTACCCCTTTTTCGTTGTAGATAAAAAACTCATCAAATTCAATGGCTTGCGGTCTTTTTGGATCTTTTGGAGCAAACTCATTTCCTGGTTTTTGTTTAGGTGCTCTTACTTTTTTAATCTTTCTTGGGTCGATATATCGTAATTCTGTAATACCCATTTTAGTATTTTTTGGGTCAATCAGTTTATGATATACAATACGACCATCAACATACCAACGTCTGAATATGTCATGTCCCTTTTGTTCAAATTCCAATAATGAAAGTACGTTCTTAAATTCGTCTGAAACTTTTTTCTTTAATGCTGATGAGAATGGAACCTTATTCATGTTGAGACGCACAACCTCTTGGTTATCATCTACAACAACAGACTCATTAATAATATCTTCAATTGCTTGATCACACTCTGGGTGCATAGCAATCTCTCTATATCGTCTAATTAAATCTGATTCGTTATTTACTTTTCCTTCGATATCAAGATAGGTCCCAAAGTGACCACCACCCATAATTGTCTGTGTACCATCATCCGTTGTAGGTGCGGTAAATGATTGACTATTAGGTTTAGCCTCTTTACGCTTGATTTCGAAACCAAATATTTCTGCCACTACTATTCTCCTTATACTATATTTAGGGCGCCCCTAAGAGCGCCCTTTTTCAACATTATGTTGTAGTGTTTGATTCCCAGTATTGGTATCTCCAAGTACATTCAAATGTTTCTAGAGTTGTTGCCTGTTCCATTGTTAGATCAACCTGACCAACAATAGTTGGGAACATACCTCTGAAAGTATAAGACTTGATTGTATTACCGTTTCTATCTAAGTGATCGACAAATGCGTCCACTTGATAATCAACAGGATTTACAAGTCCTTCGTTATCTGAATGGTTGTTTATACCATTTGACCATCTTTCAATAGCATTTCTGATTAGAAAATCAGTATCGTTGATGATAGTTGTAGTCCAAGTTTGGAATGTTCTATCACCTGCCATGTAGATTGGTCTACCACGGAAGTTTACAGTTAATTCACCAAGTTCACTTGATGGTAAGTTTGTTGCAGTACATAAAAATGCCATGCTTTCTGTCTCACCACCAACAGCTGCGAAACCAGGGAATGGAAGAGTTACTTTAAACTGATTGTTTCTAGCACCTCCGCCTTTAAGTTTAGAGATAAAATCTGATACGTTTGCCATGTTCTACCTCCTATGCCCCAGCCACTTCACTAAATGCTACACCAGTTCGTGTAGCGATAAAGTTTAGCTTGATGAAGTTAATTGAACGATTTGGTTTGATAAAGATATCAGCCACAAATTCGTTTCTGTCTATAACTTCGCCGGTGTTGTTTGTTTCATCACAGACTACTGAGAAGTCTGTAAGTCCCCTTCTACCTTGAATATCTCTTAGGAAAGGTTCTACTAGATTTCTAAATTGTGCTCTTGTAAATTCGTCATTGAACTCAAAGAGTTGGAATTTAGCAGCAGTAGCTACCGCTTTCTCTAAAGTGATAAACAATCTTCTAACATTAATTCTGTTAAATGCAGAAGGTTTGCTTAATGCAGTCTTATCGCCGAATAACACAGTACCTTGACCAGGGAATGTTACAACAGGATTTACTCTTGCTTTATACAAGTCGTCTCGTTGTGTCTGGTTAGGGTTAAATGCAAGTTTAACGACTGATCTTATTTGTCCTCTACTGAAACCAGCAGGTGAGAAATGTGGATCTGCCACTGTATCTGTTCTTGCACATAGACCAGCGATGTCGCCATTCAATGGCACAAATCTATATACGTCATTATATTTGTCGTACATATACTTATAACCACTATCAATAACGGCATATGATGAACTTGCAAGTCCATCAGCAAAAGCTTTAACATTAGCTGTTTGTGCGATTGGATCTGCCACATTTACAACGTCTGCTCTCGCAGGTGAGATAAATGCTACAACATCTTTTCTTTGTTCAGCAATGTCTATAAGTTTTTCTGCTTTTGTGTCGCCTGTAGCGTCTGAGTTGGTCTGTGAAGGACCAGCGATTAAGAAGTTAATGTCAACTGTTTCGCTATCTTGGAACTTCTCGTATGCAGTTGCCAATTCACCGTTTGTAGGAACGTTATCATCTGTACCGCCACTTAATGATGTTGAAAACACATTAAATGTATTTGTTGAACTGTTATCAAAAGTAGTACCAGTTTTTGTGTTACCAGCAGTTGATAAAGTTGTTTCATGGTCCATCCAATAAACATATTCACTATTTCTGTAAATAACATCTACATAGTAGTTTGAGCTACCTGAAGCGTCTTTTGCGTCTGAAGCTTGAGACATTCCTTCAAATGTTTCAAGTATGCTTCCAGCAGTACCTGTGATACCACCGTCTTCATCAACAACAGCGACATGTAATTCGTCATTTGATCCACCAGCATTTGATACATCATCAGTAGTTGTTGGCGCACCAGAGAAGTTGAAATAATATTCCCAATATCTCTTAATGTGTGCGTTGTCAGCTACAGCGTGTCTTAATCCACCTGTTTGTGTTGTACCAGTCGCAGGATCAAATCTTGCAATTGTTAATAAATGTGTTGAGATTGCTGTTATTTTATAGTAATGACCTGATGGTGCAGCAGTAAAGTTACCACTAATATCACCAAACTCTAGTATGTCACCCACTTGTACCTCTGTTCCGTCATCAATCGTGATAGTTGTATCGCCAATAGCCGCAGTAGCGTCATTGACTAAGTTATCACTTGCGATAGACGAAGCAAAAGCAGTTGTGTTTGTACACATAGAGACTTTTAGGTTATTACCTTTTGTACCAGCTTCTCGAGCAGCCCAGTTGCCAACGGCAGCTTGACCACTTCCATAGTTGTCTAAGTAATGAGTTGTATTCTTGATCTGTAATCCTGTGCCATC